TTAACAAATGCCATAACAGCATTCTTCCAAGTTTTATTTTTTCTTTTTGGATTTTCTACTGGTGGAATGGTTTGTCTTTTTGGTTTTATTTCCACCAAATATTTTTTTATTTCGTCATTTTTAGTTTTCATTTTGACATAAAAATCAACAAAATACCTATGCATTTTTCCATCAATTGGAGAACGATAAGGAATTGTCACACATTCCGAATTCCATTCAATTACAGAATTATTCATATCACAAAAAACCATGAATTTTCGTTCCCATAATGAACGATATACTACATCCATAGGATTTCCTTTATATTTTTCGTAATTGATTGGTCTATAAAATCCAGAATATGCCATAAATAGTTATAACTAACATTAGACTAATTATATTTAGATGGCAACAAGCATTCCAAACATTTTACAATTATTATCAAATAATGGTGGTATAGCTGTTTCAAACACTTTTAAACTTTCTTTTTCATTTAATAATAATTCCACAAAATTATATAATAACATTAAAAGTATTTTAAAAGATTTTAATCCAAAATATTTACTAGCCGAATCTCATGATTATTATGGTATAAGCATTATAAACACAAATTCCGCATCTATAATTTCTTTATTATGTGATGAAATAGATATACCCGGTGTTCAATTTGGAACGTCTGATGTATTAAGTTTATATACGGGCGTTGGAAAATATACATTTCCACATAGTAAAGTATACGGCGATTTAACATTATCATGGATATGTGATGCTAATATGACTCCGTTAAAATTTTTAAATGGTTGGGTAGAAACAATTGCAGGTGAATATGATTCTTCTAATAATTTATATCAAAGTGTATATAATGAAATGAATTTACAAAAACCAACTGCAATTAGAGACAAAAAAAGATCTGTAAGATTCAATTATCCCGATGAATATAGAATTGATTTATTCGTTACTAAAGCAGAAAAAGGAAGTGGTTCAGAAGTCGGAAGACCATCAATACAATATCGTTTTGATAATGTATATCCATATGCCATAGATGCTACTCCATTATCATTTGGTTCTTCTCAATTAGTTAAAATCACCGCTAACTTTTATTATGAAAGATGGTATCCATTATACTTTGATATTGTTAAATATCATTAAATTTCGATTCTAAATATTATTAATTAAATTATATTACTTTTGGAGTAAATTATGTCTTTGCCAAAACCTTCAGTTCCAACCTACGAATTGGTTGTTCCGTCAACTAAAAAAACAATTAAGTATAGACCTTTTTTAGTTAAAGAAGAAAAAATTCTTTTAATTGCTATGGAATCTCAAGATGAAAAAATGATTAGAGATTCGGTTATTCAAATTTTAAAAGAATGTATTCTTTCTAAAGAAGTAAAAATAGAACAACTTGCTATGTTTGATGTTGAATATATTTTTTTAAAAATTCGTTCTAAATCTGTTGGAGAAAAAATTCAAATGAAATTTACTTGCAAAGATGATGGAAAAACTCAAGTGGAATACGAACTCGATCTAGAACAAGTAGAAGTTAAATTTCCAAAAGGACATGATTCAAAAATAAATTTAACAGAGAATGGTGGATTGGTGATGAAATATCCAGGTTTTGAACAATTTATTAAAACTCAATTTTTACAAAAAGAACAAAATACAGAAGAAATTTTTGAAATTGTTGTAGATTGTATTGAAAAAATATATGATAACAATGAAGTTTGGGAATCGATTTCGTTAACGAAAAAAGATATTATGGAATATATAGAAAATCTCACTTCTAAACAATTCGCAAAAATTCAAGATTTTTTTGTTACAATGCCGTTATTATCACACACTGTAAAAGTTATAAATCCAAATACCAAAGTAGAATCTGTTTACCAAATTGAGGGATTATCAAATTTTTTCGCATAAGCCTCTTCCATGAAACTCTTATTAATCATTATCAATCAAATTTTAATTTAATGTATCATCATAAATTTTCTTTGACTGAATTGGATAATATGATGCCTTGGGAAAGGCAAGCTTATATATTAATGCTCAATAAATACATTGATGAACAAAATACCAAAAATAAAAAATAAATCATTTTAAAAATAATAATCGATGACAAACACCGCAAGTCGTCAAATTTATATTTCAATAAAAATTCTTATTGATGATGCTATTGAAAAAGCAAATGATCTCAATATACAATTACAAAATCCCATTTTTACACGTGGATTAAATTCGTATAAAAATGATTTAGAAGATATCATCAAAAAACTTAATAAAAACATCTTTGAAAATTTACATCCCAATACACCAAAAAATCAATTAAATTATTTATTATTAACGAGTAATGCTAAAAGAATAAAAAAAAGAATTAATGCAATTACTTCGGGTGATTATACATCAATTAAAAATCAAACTCAACAAATTTTTGAAGAGTCTGTAAATACAATATTAACACATTTTAATGCCGCAAATCTTAATCAACAAAGAATTAATGATTTAGTCAACGGAATAGAAGAAAGATTTGATGGTCTTGCTTCAGTCGCTACACGAACAACCATAAGAAGAATTATCACTGGAACTAGAGGAATAACTAGAGATATTATTTCTATTAGTGGAGGAGATAATTTAGTCACTGTTCATTTTGAAACATCTTCGGAAACGACATCCACATTAGAAGAACCATTTTTTATTGGTGAACCTATTACAATTTCTGGTGTAACTCCTGAATCTTATAATGGAAGATTCATTGTACTTAATGCCAATGCATCGAGCGTAAGTTTTTATATGAATTCAAAATTTGAAAAAGTAATTACCGATAAACAAGGAAGAGTAGTACAATACAGAACAATTTTTGAAAAAATATTAGAAATGGCAAATGGGGAAAGAAGAACTCCGACTTGGTATAGAAATTCTTTAAAAACTATCGGACATCGATATCAACACAATCCAAAATACCTATTCATAGACGAAAGAAAAGATGCTTTACTACCAATCGACGAACAAGATAAAAATGAATTAAGAAAATTTCCAAAAGAAGGAAATATGTTCTTTTTTGAATATGATGCTACTTATAAAGAACGCCTTCCTTATTATGATATGTTTCCTTTGGTATATATGATTAAAGTAACCGGCAATCATTTTTATGCTGCTAACTTACATTATATTGAACCTAGAAGAAGAATTCCTATAATAAATAAATTAAAAAAATCACAAATACTTACAGTTCCCTATGCATGTGTTAATAAATATGATAAAGATAATGTGCTTATAAAAGTGGGTTCATTTGGTTATTTACAACTTGATCCCCACGAATGGGAAACTGCCATCTTTTTGCCGGTAGAAAAATTTGTAAGAACTAGAGATTCAAGACAAACTCAGATAGATTCATCAATAGTTTGGAGAGAAACTAATTCCGGTGGACCGAGAAATAGAGACGGAATTCCAAAAAGAAGAGGAACTTTTAACAAAGAAATTGTTACTAAACGTTACGGATTGGTAAATAGATAAAAGGAAAATAAAATGGCAGATAATCTCATAGACATAGGAAATAATGTTAAAGTTCCTGCAAGCGCATTAGAAAAATTTTATAAAGAATTTAATACAGTAGGAAAACCCCAGTATAATGATCGATATGTTGAGCAAATAACGCTTAATCTCAATTATTTAGTTAATATGAGTGGTATAGAACCTCCATCTCCTGGTGATTCCGGGGAGAAAGTACTAGAATATACAAAATTACGTGCATTAAATACCGAAAAATTTTTAAGTTCTATACTTAATGTTCCGGTGAGTTGTCCGCTTGATAAAGACCAACCAACCCATTATACTTACGGTTATCAACATTTCCAGTGTAAACCAAACACATTTTCCCTCAATCCATTAGATCCCAGCCGTGGCAATCCAGGACCAAATTATATATCAACACCGTATGGTAATTTAACTTTTACTGCTTATCCTTCATATATACAAAATCAATTAACACCTCCTACAAATAATACTCCATTAACTCCTTCAACACCAACACCAACACCAACTCCTTCCACTCAATCTCCCACACCCATTCCAACACCAACGCCAATTCCTACTAATGGACCCACTCCAAATCCACAACCAGGCCCCGCTCCATCTCCTACTACAAATCCATCTCCAACACCTACTGCCACACCAATTTTACCAAATACTTCTACACCCGGTTCAACTATATTGTCATATCCTTCAGATTTAGCAGATAATACTACAAATCAGGATTGGATAAAATTTGATTTTTATGAATATACTCCTCCTTATAGTATTGGAACTGACGCTTTATATTCTCAAAAAGAAGCAATTGGAACTTATACTTACAATGCATCAACTTCACCAAATTTTTTAAAAAAAGCAACCGAATTTAAAAGTATAGCACTCCATATGGTAGAACAAGCTCAAACCAGTTATCAAAATAATTGGCAAGGTGTGCAATTTGGAATTTTTGCTCCAGCAGCATTAGCTTTATCCGGAAGTGTTTTAAATAATGATGCAATAAGTACGCTTAAATTACTTGGCGCCGGTTTAACAAAGGGTATACAATCACAAACGGCGGATGTCACAAGAGCGGCAATGGGATATGGTGCGTCTCAAGGTTTAAATGCACTTAACGATATTGTTCCTGGATTTGGAGGTAGTGTGACTACAAACGATGTATTGTCTTCAACTGCGGGCAAAATCCTAAATCCAAACACAGAAGTTTTATATACTGGACCAAACTTAAGAACTTTTGAACTTTATTATCAATTATGGGCTAGAAATCAACAAGAAGCAAAAATAATAAAACAAATTTGTCAAACTTTTAAAAAAGTTTCGTTACCTTCTTTAAATATTTCAGAAAAAGTGCCCTTTCCAATATATGGTAGTACTACAGGTTATTCCACAGCATTAATATCTATACCAAAAATTGTCATTATGACTTTCATGCATGGACCAAATCCAAGTCCATATGTTACTCAACACAAAGCATCTGCTTTAGCAGGAGTTAATATTAACTATGCTCCGAATGGAATATGGTCAACTTATTGGGATGGTAGACCAGTTTCGGTAGATTTAACATTACAATTCCAAGAATTAAAAGTTGTTTACGCAGAAGATGTAAATATGAACGATGAGGAGATTACTTATTAAATGTATTTTAATTTAGTTCCAAACATAGAATACGATAAAAAACCAATATCTTTTCCTTTTTCAAACACACAATATGTACTTGCAAAAAATTTCTTTAATCGTGTTGTGATGGAAAATACTTCATTTTTTTCATCGGTATATTTTAACAAATATACTATTTTAGATGGAGAAAGACTTGATTCTTTATCTCAAAAATTTTATGGAGATCCTAATTACGATTGGGTTATTGCAATTACAAATAATATTATTAATCCTTATTTTGATTTACCAATAGAAGAATATAAATTATATGATGCAGTTAATTTAAAATATGGAAATACCGATAGTATTCATCATTATGAAACAATAGAAATTTATAACTCTTTAGGAGAACTTATTCAAAAAAGCGGAATCGTAGTAGACAAAAATTTTTATGATACTACACACACTTTTGCTAATAGATATGCAGAAGGAACCGGTACAATGACATTTAATGGTAATCAAATTAGTGTTTCTGTAACTAATTATCAATACGAACAAAGATTAAATGATCAAAAAAGAAATATATATATACTAAGCGGCAAATATATAGGAAATTTTGTTTCGCAGGCAACAGCATTATTAGAGTATTCTCCATCCAATTCTTATATAAACAATACAACAAAAATATCTGGAATATAAAAAAGAGAGAACATTAAGTTCTCTCTTTTTTATTTATTTTATTCTTCTTCTGCTAAACGAGAGAAATATGAAAGTGCATCATCGTCTTCTTCGATAATAGAAGATGGATTGGGTTGTGCAAACTCATCATCTTCATCATCGTGTACTTTAGTCACAGCAGCAGCACGAGCGGCAGCAGGAGTAACTTTAATACCAAGAACAATGTTTAATCTTTCTTCAAGTTCTTCGTATGTTTTAAAGTTTGAAGGAGAGATAAACTCTTGTAAAGAATGTTCAGACTTCCAAATTTTTTCCAACTCAGTATCACTTGATTTTAAAGCAGTAGGAGCAGAAAACTCAGACTTATCGTAGTTCCAGTAACCAGCAACATTAGTAATTTTTAGTTTGAAGTTAGCACCTTCCCATAAATCAAAAGGATTGATTGGAGATTCATCTTCAAATTCGGGTTGCATGGCAGCAGTAATCTTATCGAAGATTTTCTTGCCGAATTTATACTTTATGTTCAAATTGGTTCGCAAATACCAATCCCGAATCTTATTCGGCTGCTCCTCTCGGAACAGAACAGACTATATCATAATCCATTTTTAATGGATTCCGAGCACTTCGGTTATCATTTGCTTATAACCTACTCCGATAAACGGATAGTCGTTGAACCTTACCTTATGTGACAGGTCTTGGCTGCTGATT